CGGAGCCACAGGTGCAACTGGAGCGACAGGACCTAGCGGATCGGTTTCCGTACAGACTTGGCGTTATACAGCAACCGGCGGCGAAACCTCATTGTCAGGAACCGACGGATTCTCAACCACTTTGGCTTACACAGTCGGCGCAGAGCAGGTCTACATCAACGGCGTTCAGCTCGTGCGTGGAACTGACTACACCGCTTCGACTGGCACATCGATCACCGGATTGACTGCCCTAGTTGCTGGCGACACCGCTGTCGTTCAGTCACCTAACAGCTTCGCGGTAGCCAACGCAATTCCTATCTCCCAATTCACAGCCAAGGGCGACATCCTGGTTGGAACCGGATCCGGAAGCGAAACCGCACTCAATGTCGGAGCTGACGGGTCAACACTCGTGGCAAACTCTTCTGCTTCACGAGGAATGAATTGGACTAATACTCTTTCAAATTACACAATAAATACAACTTCAAGTTCTACCGTTCCTTTATCAGTTGTCGGCTTATCTGGGCAGTCAGCAGATTTGCAGGACTGGTATTCCCCTTCAGGCTCTTTGGTCAGCAAAGTAGATCCGTACGGAAATATCAAAAGTACAGGATTTGGTTCTATTGGTAACAATTTTAATTTAGCAACTGGCGCTAGTGCTTACACTATGGGTCGAGATGGTTTACTTGTTATAGAAGGCTCAATATCAGGAAACAATTTTTGGGATTTAGTACTTGCTCAACAATATGGTTCGTTAACCGTAATTGCTTCTGCAACTTATGGTTCACCTTCCACTAGAACTTATGGTGTAGGAACAAACGGAACATTAACAATTTCTTTGTCTGGCGGAACTTCTGGTACATACGCAATATCATTTACGGTTATTGGGGCGGGATAAAAAATGACAAATACATATACTTGGACTGTAAAAAATCTAAACAAAGACCAACGCGGTTATGCAAACACTCTTTATTTAGAAATGTCTGGAACAGATGGAACAAATACTGCAATTTCAAATGTTGTTTGCACATTTGGCGGTTCTGATTACAAGCCATTTGATTCTTGGTTGCAATCGGATATTGATAGTTACGCTGAACAACATACATCTTTTATTCAAGAAGTTATTGATGCTCGATTATCCAGTAGCACACTCCCATCCAACTCTTCTACACCACAGGCAGGTGAATAAATGAGTCGCGCGCAATTAACTTCAACAGTTGAGCAGAATACGGGTGGGGCAGTAGCTCCGTTCTTGGCTGGTAAGAATTTCTGCATCAACGGCGGTATGGACATTTGGCAGCGTGGTACTTCTTTCTCAGGCGCTGGAGTTTATACATCTGATAGATGGTATTCGGGTAACGCTAACACTACTTATGCTCAGGAAACATCAGTTGTACCAACTGGCATTAGGTATGCAATGAAGATAACAACTAGCACAACTGGAGTAGCCCCTACTATTTGGCAAGCGGTAGAAACTGCTAATGCAATTCAATTTGCAGGACAGACCGTAACACTCTCTTTTTATGCTCGCTCAACAGATGCAGTTGCAGCATTGATTCGCTTGGATTACTCAACAACTTCCGATAATGCTGTTACTGGAAGTTACACTTCTATTGGCGCTTCAACTCCAGCAACAACCTCAACAGGTTATACAAGGGTTTCGGCTCAATTTGCAGTTCCATCAAATGCTCTTACCTTGCGCTTGATTATTGGCGCTGGTGCTAACTTGAGCAACGGTGGTAGTTTTTACATCACAGGCATCCAACTTGAAGCAGGAAGCGTAGCCACCCCATTCAGCCGAGCAGGTGGCACATTCCAAGGAGAGTTAGCCTTGTGCCAACGGTATTACTGGCGAGGAATTTCGGGAGCCAGTTATGGTTTCCTCAATGGCGCTGGTTTTTCTTATACATCTAGCAACGCTCAAATATCAGTTACTTACCCAGTAACAATGCGAGCAATTCCATCAAGCGTTGATTATTCAAGTTTGGTAGTTCAAGATTCTGCTGCTGGAATATTTAGTCTTTCCTCTATAACGCTAGACGCATCAGTTACAAACACAATTGGTGCATCTTTTGCAGGTACAACTAGCGGAATGACAACAAACCGTTTTCTCAGGTTATTAGGTAGCGGCTCAACCGCTTACATCGGATTTAGTGCGGATTTGTAATGAATACACAAATAATCACAACAACCAATTTAGACGGCACAACCACAGATCATGTAATTATTGACTGGGGCAATAACCAATTTACTTCAATGCTCAAGGCAGACTATGAGGCGCAACAAGCGGTTCAAGCCAACCCTGCTCAATATGGTGTAAGGTAAGGCTATGAATTGGTGGTTGGGGATTTTAGAAGTTTTGGCTATAAACATCGTTTACATGATTATCACTATGTAGCACACTCCACAGAGAGTTTGGCGTAGCTGATCGAAAGGTGCTAACTTGTCAAGCATGGAACTAATACCTCTTGACGAGATATACCGTCAGCTGAAGAACCGCTACGACACCTCGGGCTTCAGCCCATATGTCATCCGCACCGATTGGCAGATCATCCGGCGCATAGGCGTCCATCCGGCGCTGGCCACAGTTCAGGACTTGGAGAAGGTTGTCTTATCAGCCACCAAGCAATCGACCAAAGCCAACTATGTCTCCAGGTTGCGCTCGATCTACAAACACCTCAACAAGATGAACCTCGTCAACGGCAATAACCCAGCCGAGGACTTGCCAAGGGTGAAAGCAGGTCGCGGCGTACCAAAGCCCGTCACCAAGGCCGAATTCGAGAAGCTGCTGGCAGAATCGCCAAAGCCTTATCGCGACTGGTTCATCCTGGGTGGAATGGCAGGTCTGCGAGCGCATGAAGTCGCCAAGATCGAAGGCGCTGATCTGATCACAGATAACGGCGGGTATTCCTTGCGGGTTATCGGCAAAGGCAAGACCGACCTAGTCATCCCAGTTTCAGCCAAGGTCGCCGAGACAATTCAGAGCTACAACACGCTCGGACCACTCTGGAAGATCGACCCTAACAAGTTCTCCAAGAAGGCAGCCGACGAAATGCGCCGCGTTCTCGGACCTAACGCCAAGCACTTCCACTCTTTGCGCCACTACTTTGCCACGACGATGCTTGAAAAGTCCGACGGCGATCTATTGGCAGTCCGAGACTTGATGCGCCATTCATCGGTGGCAACCACGCAGGTCTATACTCAACTCTCGCAAGGTAGGACACGCTCGCTCGTCGACATGATCTAGGGGGATTCATGCGCTTTCACGTCTTAGCACTTCCACACACGCAGGTCACGCCAGAGTTCGCTGGCTGCGCTTTCACCGAGAAGGTGCGCCGGTTCTGCATCATGATGACCGACCTAGGTCACGAAGTCATCCTCTACGCTGGCGAGGAAACCACAGCGCCAGTCACCGAGCTAGTCACCTGCATCACCGAAGCCGAAAGACAAGAAGCAGTCGGCGATCAGCACTACACCACGACCACTTGGGACCAAGATTCCCCACATTGGCAAATTTTCAACGCGAACATCATCACCGAACTAGGCAAGCGCCTACAACCCAAAGATTTCATCTGCGCTATCGGCGGTTATTCACACAAGCCGGTTGCTGACGCTTTCCCGTCCCACATGACGGTCGAATTCGGCGTCGGTTATGGGGGAGTCTTCAGTCAATACCGCGTCTTCGAGTCTTACGCGTGGATGCACTCAATCTATGCCGGCTACAACAATCCGACGGCGATCGATGGCAAGTTCTACGATGTTGTCATTCCTGGCTACTTCGAACCTGACTGGTTCCCGCTAGGCGATGGCTCTGGCGATTATTACCTCTACATCGGCCGGATCATTGACCGCAAAGGCTACGCAATCGCCCAAGAAGTCTGCGAGCGACTAGGCAAGCGGCTGATCCTTGCTGGTCCAGGTGAAGGCAAAGGCTACGGCGAATTCATCGGCTCAGTTAACCCCGAACAGCGTGCAGAATTGATGGGAAAGGCGGTAGCAACATTCGCTCCTACTCTCTACATCGAGCCTTTCGGAAACGTGGCTATCGAATCCCAAGCCTGCGGAACGCCGACGATCACAACCGATTGGGGCGCTTTCACCGAAACCAATCCAAACGGCGTTACTGGTTATCGCTGCCGGACTTTACAAGAATTCTGCGACGCCGCAGAAAAGGTCAAAACACTAGACAGAAAAGCAATTAGCGATCACGCAAAGTCAAGATATTCTCTCGATGTCATCGGGCCACAGTACGAGGCCTACTTCGAGCGACTGCTAACATTGTGGGATGGTGGCTGGTATCAATTAAGGAGCTGAAATGACAACGGCTAGTTCAATGTTTCGCCGGATTGTCACGCTTCCGCAGATGATCTATCGCCAGTCGATTGCTTCGATTGTTGCTCACTATTTCTACAACCAGCCAGGAATTAAATACAACCAATCTTCCTGGACTTATGACTACATCTCCGATCGTGGCAATATGGCAGAACATCCAGTTGCAGGTCCTTCAATGAAAGGTCGATAATGGCGACGACATACTTCCTCGGAAGCCAAGTTCCTCTCGGCGTAACCATCACCGATGCCACCGGCACTCCAGCCGATGCAACAGCGGTCGTCCTCACCGTTACCTTGCCAGATGGCACAACTGCAACACCAAGCGTCAACCACTCTGGGACTGGCCTTTATGATGCCGACTACACACCTTCCCAATCAGGACGCCACACAATCTTCTGGGTAGCCACAGGCGCAAACGCCAGCTCCTATTCTGATGACTTTACAGTTCGCGACCCTAACGACATCTCGATCGTCTCATTCGATGAAGTCAAGGATCACCTCAACATTCCATCGACCAGCACAACCAACGACTCTGAGTTGTATCGCTTCATTGATGCCGCAACTGATATGGCAGAGGCTTACACAGGCACAGTTCTTGGTCGCAAGACTTTCACCAATGAGGTCTACGACGGAAACCAAACCGACCTTCGTCTCCAGAATCCTCGCGCTCTACAAATCCTCAGCGTTGTCGAAAATGGAATCACTCTCACCGCTGCCGATTACGCTCTGGATTACACCGGACAACGACTTAGCCGCGTGACTGCTGGTTCACTCAACGAGCCAAACTTCTACGGAATCTGGGCGCCAGGATCAAAGAACATCACCGTTTCCTATGTCGCTGGATTTAC